ACTAATCCTCCGACAACGGCACAAGCTGAGATAGATTCGTTCAACAGACAATCAGATAAGTTCAACACCAAGCCTCCACCAGAGAAGCTGGCGGCTGCTATTACAGCAGCAGAAGTGGCCCTCCAGGCCGCGCGCTATTCGCTACCTGCGGATTGGTGCTCTGATGCGCATATATTACGCTGCATTCATTTGGAGCTGCGCAAATCTGGTGACAAGAACCCCGGAGCAATCTTTGTTCGGAATGGACAGAAGAAAAAGAAAGACGTCATCCTCCATTACGGAGCTGAAGGCGTTCTCGCCATGGTGCGGGAGCGCATCGATGCCCTGTTGGGAACTGGAACGGGCTGCAAGTCAGCCCCAGTACGGGTCTTTATCAAACGCGAAGCGCACAAGACGGCAAAAGCCCTTGTGAAGCGCTGGCGGCTGATATGGGGGGTGGATCTCATCGATCAACTCGTGGACAGGGTGATATTCGGCGAGATGCTTGACGCCACCTATACGGCAGGCGCGGCATTGCAGATACCGTTGTTACCCGGTTTCAACTTCAAACGTGGTGGAGTCAACTGCCTCGTGGACAAGTACGAGACCACTTCTAGAAGGTGGAGTAGTTACGACGCGTCCAGCTACGACTTTACGGTTGCTGGCTGGATGCTTGCTGCGATCAAGGAGCTTAATAAGCGCTTGTGCAACAATCGTGACGAACATCCTTCCTGGGAGCGTCTACTGGATGCGCGAGAGATCGAAGCGTCCACTGGTTCCTTTGTCTTCAGCAATGGCCAGGTCTGCAAGAAGGTATCCCCCGGAATGCAGCTCTCTGGCCGTCTGACAACCATCGACAGCAACGGAAAAGGCATGATGCTCCTGCGCTATGCCTACGACCTTGAGCAAGGCTCTACGCCCTGCGCTGAGAAGTCCATATTCATGGGCGATGATTCAGTGCAAGAAGGGCTCGAGCCGATGGACTACATCAAGTGGGTCGCCGACCATGGCGTGAACCTGACCTATGAAGGCAGGAGGACGCCTGAAGGCGCTCCCCAGTGCGGTCCGTTCCACGAGCAGAACTTTTGCTCGATGGAGTTCCTCAAGACCGACGAAGGTAGTTGGGTTGGCGTTCCTCTCAATCTTGAGAAGACGCTCTTCGCGTTATCACACGTGGAGAAAGGAAAGATGAGCACGCTTGGAGATCACCTCTCCAGCTTATGCATTGAGTACGCCTACCACCCGGTTTTCCCGCGCCTACACGCCTTGTTGCGTGACAAGCACCCTGAGAAGATGCGCTCAGTCGAGTTCTACCGACTGGTGCACACGGCTCATGAGAGTGCGAAGTCAGCGTGATTTCAGTCGTTTCGCTGAAAGCGTGTCAGAATGAAGGCGTTGATTCCGTTCAAGAAAAGTCAGGCTGTCTCAGCTCTATCGAGTCTGGGAGCCGCCCTTGGCGTTGCTGCTGCGAATGCAAGCAAGCGCGCCAAAAAGAAGAAGAAGTCAAACTCCAAGGCGCTTCTCGCGTATGCCGCGCGAGAGCGCACTGCAGTCGCACCAGTCATTCTTAATCGGAAGATCGTGCGTTCTACTGCCCAGTCTACTCTGAGCGTTCCGGTGAATTCGTTCCCGTTCGCGCAGGTTATGACCAATGGCGGTGGCACTGTCACGATGACTACGATAGGAAATTCGACTTCGGTGGCGCAACAGAACTCGGCAGCTATAATGCTGCCCTACTACAATGCTTCACAGTTCGTTGTTGCCCCCAACTGGGTCCCCAACGCGTTCCAGAATCTGTTCTTCGCGTTTGGAATGTGGCGCATCAAGCCAGGTTCACTGCGCATCGAGTACACCCCGATGCTGGGAACCGCCACTCCAGGCATTCTTGCCATTGGAGTTGGCCCCATCGCTATGCCTCTCCTCGGCGCAGGAGGCATCCCATTCAAGGATGTCCTCGAAATGCCAGCAGCAGTGCAAACAGCGGTATGGGCCAATTGTCAGTTCGACACTCGAGCTGTCAATAAGGTTCTGGCTTCTGCTGCCGCTGTGACCCCGTGGTTGCGCGTGCAGTATACGTCGACAGATCTCAGCGACTATGACTATGGACCGGCTATTCTCCGACAAATCTCACCTCTGTTGTTTCAAGTGGGTGGTGCGGGGCTGCTCGGAACTAACACAGTCTACGGCGTTATCAATCTGTCGTTCGATTTGGAGTTCAAGATGATCGAGGATGCTGCGTACGAGCCCGGCAAGGCTCGCAGTTACCCAGAACACTTGCTCGGTGACTCCTCTTCTTCGCCACCGCTGGGTTCCGACCAGCGGCAAAGTCTGTCAAGCCATGACAGCCAGGCCTCCCCGCCTGAGAGCGTTCAATCGCTCGTAAAACCAAGTCTTCGCGTGGCAAGCGAAGTGGACGTTGGTTGTCCTGTACCGTCAGTAGACAACCGCGTCCCACCCCCGTCGAGAGACAGTTCGTGGGTATCCACGTCCAGCGCTCCGGCGGGCCCTCGGTACGAGGTGCAGGGCCTACGGGCCAGGCTCCCAGGCTGAGTTGG